AAAAAGAGAAAAACGGGTGGACCCAATGGTTCTGGGTCTGGTCGCCGCCTAGCAGCGAGGAAACGGCAGAGAGGCCGATCAGGTCGTTCGTTCACAACCAGGAAAAAGAGAGGAAAACCCCAAACACGAATCGGAGCTCAAAAAGCCGCCGACGGAGGTTTCATATCGGTTTTCTACAAGAAACCGAGAACAAGCAAGATGATTACCTGGGGTAAACAACCATTAACCTACGAACAACTACACGTGTTCAATGTATCCAGCGGAGTATCAACCGCTACCCAATCTCTACAAACTGTAGTCACTACACATGTAGCAGCAAATATTGCTTTGGGAGGATCAGAAATGTTAACTGAATTATTCAATCGACATTCAAAAATCCAAAATACAACTGGTCCAGCAACGATCAGCGTTGATCCAACTTTCGCAACTCAAAGATACAATACTTTATATTTTAAATCAATGCTCATTGAGACTAATGTCACGAACCAAGCTCCTACTACTTGTGAATTTGATGTTTATGTTGTTGCAAGAAAAAACTCTGCACTAACCTTTGTTGCTAATGCAGCAACAGCTGATTGGAGCAACGGATTAACCGTTATGAATGCTGCAGGAGCTACTTTAACAAGTAGTTTAATCGACACAAAGCCGACTATGAGTAAACGATTTAACATGAATTGGAGAATTATGGGAAAATTCAAAGAAAAGTTAAATGCTGGAGAAGAACGAAAACTTGTATACAAAATCGGAGTAAACAGATTTCTTGATAGTGATCACTGGCTAAATTTCGCTGGAGGGATAAAAGGGATTTATCATGAAATAATTTGTGTAGCCAGAGGACCGACTGCTGACAGCGGAAATACTTTTGCGGCAGGTAGCATCGCTACTGCAAAAGTAAAGGTGGTGGGTTTTGTTAAGGCTACTTATACTACTTATGCTTGCCAAATTTATTCAAAATTGCATTATATGGCAACGGATATGACTACATCGAATGCAGCTTTGTATTCGATTGCGGATGCAGCTGGTACAGTGGTGAATACAGAAACAACTACCAATTATGCATAGAAATAATTAACTCCCAACAATAAATTTATTTTTTAACCGCTAAAAGTTTCTTAACTAGGCGACACCAACACAACACCTATCGGTGTTGCAGGCGCGCTATTATATTAACCCTAAATCGGCGCCTCCGGCCCCTGGCCATTGAATAGGCTGACCCTCTTCAACACTAATAACCCTAAATCTTCTAACTAAGGCCTGTTGTAACAACCCTTCTTTAAATAGATGCTCAATAGGATATTGACTTGTCACTATTAATTGTTCTGGCCTAATTAAACGTGATCCCCCTTTCTTTTCAGCAATAAATGGATAATGGTCTGCCCATATCTTAAGAAAATTACCAATCCACGAAGATTGATTCTCATCAACATCATCAAGTAAAACAACTTTCTGGTCGGTATAACCGTCCCACCATTTATTCAAAGGTTTAGGATAAACTAAAGGGTACTGTGTTCTAACACCTCTGGACTTTCCAGCTCCAGATTCTCCAATGAGCCAGATTCCGCACGGTGCCGCAAGGGGCTCAAGGGGTGGGAGGAACGCGGAACGGATCCTCTCGAGATTGCCGATGTATCTGACATATATGTCAGCTGGGATCGATTCGAATGTACCCGCCTCAGCCATGGCACGGGCGTGTTCCCAACGCTCGATCTCCCGAGTCCCGGGGTCCTTAGGGGGGTCCCCACTCTCCCGGTATTGTCCATCCTTTCGACAGTATTCAGCGCATTGATGAGGTTTACCCCGGGCGGACTCCAAATGGCATCCTGGGAGGATGTTACGGACAGCAGAGAGGGACTTGGCGTTCTTAAATTGTATGTATCCCTGAAGATGTTTGGTTCCGGTACCAGGAGCACTCTCTCGGCCGGCGATGCAATAGTCCCCTCCGAGTCGGTAAAGCCAGGAGTCCAAGGCGTCGTCAGCGGAAAGGTCATCGGGATAATTGTTGTAAGTAAAGCACCAAGCTCGAGATCTTTTATTTGCCATAAAAAGAGGGAAATCGGCCTACTTATATATAGAAGAAGGGGGTGGCGCAGTGCGGGGGTGGCGCAATCACTAAGCCCCACGTGCAAAGCGTGGCTTATAAGGTGGCGTATGTGGCGCAGCTACACATACACAGGTGGTCTAGGTAATAATGTCTAGACCACCAAGTGTGTATACGTTACACAAAATGTTGACAATACCTTATAAATAAAAGATAATGTCTTTTGGATGGGGTGCTGGTATTGGGCTTGGTGCGGCTGGCTACCAAGCGTACAAAGGCCTAAAACGCAAACATGGAGGCCTGAACGCACACCAACGCCAAGTGGCGATGTCGAAAAAGAGAAAAACGGGTGGACCCAATGGTTCTGGGTCTGGTCGCCGCCTAGCAG